ACGTCCCAGTCAATGCTCGTCGCTCAACCCACGTACCAGGAGACCCGTCAGCCACGCAACGCCAGCCCTCAATCGTGTATTGAGTACCAACAGTTCCCGCAACCGATGGGGAGATGTTCCAAAGCAAATCCCCCTTTGCATAAGCCACCGCTGAACTTGTCGGGGCGGCAGAAGCCGCATTGTGAAATACCGCAATACTTCCTTCCGTTACCCCATCAACTTGCCTGGCTATGGCTCTGACAACATCCGCGATGTCGGCGCGTTTATACAGATTACCTACCTTGCTTTCCAATGGCAGAAGCCTACTCAAGCCCACCCCCCACAAACTCGGGGATAAGACCAGAAAGCTCTACCGGCCCCACAAAGTCAATCCTGAACCTGTGCCACCTGGCTTCTCTCATCACGTCAAACTTGTCGTCCGTCTCTGACGTAGTTGCATCGGTCGTCAAAGAATCCCCGATGTTGTTCCGGTAGTAATTGACCATCGAGGCAGAAGTGGGGGCTGTGATGTACCTGCACTTCATCCGAGAAAGGTCTAGAAACTTGAGGTCGTCTCCAATATCTCCCGTAGTGATACTTGATGTTGCTGTATTCCCGTTCAGCGTCATCAAGCTGTGCGCAGTGTTGAAAATGGCCGGAGTAGGAAACCCTTGCGACCAGAACGCGCTCCCGTATGGAGCACTAGGAAGGTCTGCGTAAGTCGCATAGCTAGTCCCGATATCCGCGTAAGTCAGTCCTGGTACTATGTATTCAACGGCGGCTTCTATCGTCTGATCCGCCCTTCCCCATTGATTCGTCCGGTAGTTGTAAACCACGCACTTATCCGGGTTTGGAGAGTCTGAAGACGGATAGAAAAAGTAGACGTTGCTGTTTGTCTTGTCGTGCAAAGCAATGCACTGCTCCTGTTTGCTTCTCAAGAGCTGGCCGTAGACCTCGATCTTTATCCTGTTCGTTCCAATGGTGACCGGCCTCGACCCATCGAACGTGTAAAAGTCTTCTGGCCCCATGAATATAAGTCTTGGAGAGTCAGGAGTCCCGACATTGACCACTACCTCTTGGCACAGGGCACCTACTTCACCGGGAATCTGAGAGAACGACCAGATAGCCGGTGTCCCGACATAATCTCCGCGATACATGGCTTGGTTCTTGCACACGATGATCGCATCGCCAAACCTTCTCCCGGCAGTAATAGGCCCAGGAGATGAGGTAAGAATCCCGGTAGCAGCTTGAGAGGAAACTGAAGGCACCCAACTGTTGTGTGTTCCAATGGCTGAACACCACCACCTATGCGGAGAATCCCCGTAGGTTGCTTCCGTGGTGTCGAAAGCGAAAACGAAGTTCCCTACAGTCTCGATAATTGCAGCTCTTGGCGCCCCGGAGACATTCGCAAAAGCAGACGTGGTAGAGGCTTGGATCGTGTTGTTCTTATTCGCCGCCAGAGAAACATCGCCGAACTGAGCAAATCTCCAGCGGTCGTCCTCAGAAAGTCCGTACCCCGAACCCCTGGATGTCCAGGTGTTTACATCCGTAAGCTCGGAAATAACGCTGTTACTTCCAGCAAAGAACCTGGTTGTGTTATCCAGTTTCATGGCAACCGCAGCCCCTTGGCAGGTTGCGTGAAAGACGGTTGTCCCAGCACTCTGCGGAGCCGGCGCACCCTTCATACCCTTCAGGGAAGGCACGATGTTGGCGCAGTTCGTGAGCACCCCGAGGATCGTAGGGTCGCTGTCGGGGGCCAACCCCAAGAGCTTTACGATCACGCCGCCACCCAAGTATTAGCTGCTGCCCCCGCACCCGCAAACGTGTTGTCGTCTATGTAGTCGTCATAGACGTAATCAACGTCTACATAACCGTTCACGTTTGCCAGCGCCCAAGTGTGGGAAACATTGGCCTGCGTGCTGAAAGACGCCGACGAAGATTCGGATACGGCCCAGTTGGTAGACGCATCGGCAACGTCCGACCAGCTCATCCGGTCCTCATTTGAAGGCCGCCGCCAATCGGGAAGCGGTCGCTCTGATCGGACAATTCAAGCTCCAGGAGAGCGTCATTTAACAGTTGAGACCAAACCGTGATTCTCTGATCGTTCTTCAGGTAAGCCGCAGCCTCCATCAGAGACCCGTAGTAATAGGCTCTTGGGGAATTGGTCAGCACCCAATTGGTGGAGTCCGTTGCGATGTCCAGCTTCTTGAAGTAGGACATCTCAAGGGTATAGGTTCCGTCAGGAGCCGGGGCTAGTTGTATCTCCCCGCCAACCACCGTGTAGAAAACAGGCTTTCCAGTGGTCGAATCAGGGTAGTTCTTGTCTATGTAGTCTGGAGTAACGTATTCGAGTCTTACCTTGGGATTGCTGTTGAGCTGGATGTTCCTGAGAGCCAGGAAACCCGTGGGGAGGGCGACGTACTCAGTGGAGACCGAGGATGTTACCCGGTTCTCCATCGCACGCAGGCGCAGGCGCTTGTTAAGCTTGTCCTCGGCCAGCGCGATAAAATCCGGGATCGGAGTTGTGAGATCGCTACGATGAAGCGCAGACGCGAGCGCGCTCTTGAGGTTGCTGTAGTTGGTCAGTGACAAGGCCGATGATCCTTTTTATTTCTGCTTGTTTTAGATGCGGGCCCGTTGGCAGACACAAGCCGGTTCCCCAAACCTTATCCGCGCCCTTGTATGGCCCCCTGGCATATGCCTTGAAAGCCGGGCTTCTGTGCAGGGGAGTAAATACCGGGCGCGAATCCACGCCGTTTTCCTTCAAATGCTTTTGCATCCCTACCGGGTCGGGACATTCAAGAACGAATAGCCATCTACCTCGCCCTGGTAGTGACGCAGAAAACAGGTCGCCGTTCCTTCGTCTATCAGATAGCAGGGAATCGAAACGCTCAAGTTGCGCGAGACCAACTGCCGCCTGCATATTGGACATTCGATAGTTGAGGCCGGGGACTGTGTTCCTGTAGTCAGCGTCAAATCCACCGTCCCTGTAAGCCATTGCGTTTCCGAAGTCGCCACAGAGCATCCCTCCTTCGCCAGTCGTGAGCGGTTTGTTTCCATAAAACGAGTAGCAAGCCATCTTCCCGCGTATTGGAACCATCCCAAGCGATTCGCAAGCATCTTCTATGACAGGGATTCCAAACTGCGTAAAATCCCCGGCGTCTTCTCCATAGAGGTGAACCGGGATAATGGCTCTGGTTTTCCGGTTGAGGTAAGAGGTGACTTTCCGGCAATCCAATCCAAATGTTTCCGGGTCAATGTCAACAAAAACGGGCCTTGCTCCCACGGCGAGAACAACCGATGCTGTAGCCCCAAAGGTGAGATCAGGCACGATAACCTCGTCGCCACGTCCGATTCCCAACGAGAGGAGCGCCAGATGGAGCGCACCCGTGCCGCTAGAGGTTGCAATACAGGGGGTGCTGAATCTCTTGCTGAATGCTTGCTCAAACTCACGCTCAAACCTCCCGGCATGGGTGACAAATCCGGTATCAATGCATTCATTCAAATAGGCCCGCTCGTTGCCTTCCAGGATCGGCCGCGCTATCGGGATAAATGCGTCCACGCCTCACCTGACCTAAATTCCGACAGATCCCACTGGCAATAGGCCAACTCGTTTGCCCACTGCTCCCGGTCTTCCGTCTTGGGGTTGTCCAGCTCGTCAAGTGACCTAGAGGCAATCCCCCAGGTCATCGCGCCTTCGTCCGTGACAATCGCCGGGACGCCTTCAATCACCGCCTCCACGCAAGCATTGGAGTTGCAGGACACCACGCAATGAGCGTTCTGCAAATCCACACTTAGCGGCTCGGTGGAGTAGTCAAAGCCAGGTATTGGGTTCAGCCTTGCCTTTGGGTGCGGCCTGAACACAACCCGCCTTGTAGTGGCCCTGAGAACGTCTACCGTGTCCCCCAGCCACTTCATGTAGTCCAAGCCCTCTACCGATGCGTCCCAGGGAACCTGACCACAGAGGACGATGTGATCGCCCCGTCGCCAAGGTTTTAGCTCAACCCCGAGCCTCGCCCACCTGTCTCCCGGCATTCCCTTGTTGCGGAAATCAGCCCTGCCGTTCAACCCATTAAAACCGGCAGCATAGTGGTGATTCTCACCGTCACCCCGGCTGATGTAGCCAGTCTCTAGAACGACCACATCTAAGTTATTTTCCCTCTGCCGCCGAAACACTTCTCCACGGGGCCAGCTAATCGGAACTCTTGATTTGTAGACCCCGAAGATAACCGCTACGTCCG